ATCTTGAGCCTGGTGCTAACGTAACTATTCCAGATATGGATAGTCCTAATGGAGAGTTTGATCCTTTTGTTCGTACTATGTTACGCAGTATGGCTAGTGGATTAGGTTGCAGTTTTGAGGCTATTAGTTCTGACTACAGCCAAAGCAACTACAGTTCTAGTCGTTTAGCAATGATACAAGATAGAGATCATTGGCGAACAATACAGCAGATGTTAAAAGAAAATTTCTATCAGCCTATATACGAGGCATGGTTAGAAATGGCTGTTATGAATAATGCTTTGCAACTGCCCACATATGAGACAGAACCAGAAAGATACGAAAAAGTTAGATGGGTATGTAGAGGATATAGCTATGTTGATCCACAAAAAGAAGTAATGGCACAGCGTGATGCGATTAGATCTGGTTTAAAAACATTGTCAGAGTGTATTGCAGAAAATGGTGGTGATGTAGAAGAACTACTTGTACAGAGACAATCTGAATTAGCTAAGTTAGATAAGATGAATATAGTGACCGATTCTGATCCAAGTGCTACAACACAATCAGGTGGCTCACAATTTAAACCTGTTGGTAGTATTGATCCATTTGGTGATACCTTAGAGCCAACAGGCGAAGATGCCGAAAATGTATCGGAGGAAGCAAGTGGCAACTATTAATGGAACTGAAATAGATTTAACGCCAACTGCTGGCATGAAAGAAGAGGCACAAAGATATAGAGATTGGAAGTCAGAAGGTAGAGCAGGTGGTACAGAAGTGGCAAGAAGAAGAGCAACGCAGATACTTAGTGGTAATGAATTAAGTCCACAGGTTGTTGTTGAGATGTCTGCATGGTTTGCAAGACATGAGGTAGATAAACAAGCAGAAGGTTTTAGTCCTGGTGAGGATGGCTATCCGTCAAAAGGTCGTGTAGCATGGGCAGCATGGGGCGGTGATGCTGGAAAAAGTTTTTCAGATCCAAAATCCGCTAGAATAAAGGAGTTACGTTCTATGCCTGTGACTAAAACTAAAAAACGAGCAGCACCAGATGCTCTTGAAGTTGGTGATTTTGTAAGTTGGAATGCTTCTGGTGGTAGAGCCAGAGGTAAGATTACAAGAATTGTTAGAGATGGTCAGATTGATGTACCTAGCTCTGAGTTTGTAATTAACGGAACACCAGAAGATCCAGCAGCCCTAATACAGATATATAGGGATGGTGAAGAGACAGATATCTATGCAGGTCATAGATTCAGCACATTAACCAAGATAGATCCTATCAGAAGTGTTACAGAATGTTACAAGCGTAGTGGCGAGACAACATTTGCTGAGAAAGACGAAAGAGTTTACGAATTTGCCTTCTCTAGTGAGTTTCCAGTAGCTCGTAACTTTGGTATGGAGGTGCTTAGTCACGATGATGGTGCTATGGATTTAGATAGGCTAAACAACTCTGCACCACTATTGTTTAACCATGATCCTAATAAAGTGATTGGTGTTGTAGAACGTGCTTATGTTGATAAGAAAAAAAAGAAAGGATATTCAAGAGTTAGATTTAGTAAAAATAGTTTTGCAGAGGAAGTAAGGCAAGACGTAAAAGATGGAATTTTACGCAATGTCAGCACAGGTTATGTAATTAACGACATGGAAGAGCGAGATAATGACTTTTTGGCAACAAATTGGCAACCTTACGAGGTTTCTATTGTTGCTACACCTGCTGATACTTCAGTAGGTATAGGTAGGTCACTAGTTGATAGTGATACTATGCCTATTGACGAAAATCATTCTATTATGGATGATAAGCGTGCAAACGCAGATACGGCTTCTGTCGTAGAATCCCATACCCCCGAAAAGGAAATGCCCGAAGAACAAAACCTAGAGGTTGTGCGTTCAGAAGCCACTAAAAAGGCTCAATCTGACGAGCGTACAAGAATTAGAGAAATTACTGCTCTTTGCAACAGACATTCATTAACAGAAATGGGTGATCAGATGATTGCAAACGGCACACCACTTAATGAAGCAAGAGCTAATGTTCTTGAGAAGTTAGGTGCAAAACCAATTGAAACAGTAACTCCTGTTGAACTAAATCATAAGGAAAACAGAGAGTATAAGATCTCTGCTGGTATCCAAGCTTTATGCGATGGCAACTGGGATAGACCAGGTGCTGGTTTTGCCAGAGAAGTATCTCAGGATATTGCTAAGAACAGTGTTACTGGTGGAAGCAGCAGATCATTGTTTATTCCTTACTCTGCACTAAACAGAGCTACATATGTAACTTCTGGAGCTACAACTGGTGGAAACATCGTTGCTACAGATCTAAGGGCTGATGACTTCATCGAGGCATTAAGAAACAACACAGTTATGGTTGGCCTTGGTGTTCAAGTTTTATCAGGTTTAGTTGGTGATGTTGCAATCCCAAGAAGATCAGGTGTTGCATCTACTGGTTATCTAAGTTCTGAGACAACAGCTATAACTCAAGCGGAAAGCACCTTTGATCAAATTTCAATGACGCCTAAGACATTAGCAACAATGTCTAAGTTCTCTAGAAATATGCTCATACAGGCAACTCCTGGTATTGAAGAGCTAGTAAGAAGAGATCTTTCAGACGGCATCAATGTTGGTCTTGATCTTGGTATCCTTAATGGTTCTGGTTCATCAGGTCAGCCTACAGGTATCATGCAGACTTCTGGTATTGGTTCAGTTGCAATCGGTACTAACGGTGGTGCGATCACAGTAGACAAGCTAGTTGATCTAGAAACTGCAATTATGGAAGATAATGCAGGTGTTAACGCAGATTCTATTTCTTATGTAACCAATGCTAAAGTGATGGGTGCTATTAAGAAACTTAAGACATCTGGTGGTGAGTATCTTGTTAATAACAACCTACAGGCATTAGGTAGAGGTGCTACTCCAATCGCTGTTAACGGCTATCCACTAGCAATGACAAACCAAGTTCCTAGCAACCTTACAAAAGGTTCATCTAGTGGTGTTTGTTCTGCTGTTGTTATGGGTGACTTCTCTCAAGCAATCTTAGGATTATTTGGTGGTGGAGTAGAGATTACAGTTGGTGAAGACAGTGATGACTTTGCTAAGAACTTAACTTCTGTTAAGGCTGTAGTTGCATTTGATGTTGCTGTTCGTCATGCACAATCATTTGCTGCAATCTTAGACGTAACCACTTCTTAATAATTGGTTTACTATAGGGGGTATTACACCCCCTTTTTTTTTATGAAAGTAAAGTGTTTAGAAAACGTATGTGCTAGTGGATCTGCACTAGAAGCTGGAGAAACATACGATATAAGTGATCGTGATTTTGAATTGTTAAGTTCTATGGGAAAAGTAATACAAGCTCCTATAGAAGTACCAAAACCTAAAAAACCAACAGCAAAGAAAAAATAAATGTCATTTGAAGATGCTGACACTTTGAACGTATACTTAGAAGACTTTGGTGTAAGTTGTCAGATCGGTAGTGGCACTGCGTTTAAAGGAATTTTAGATAAACCTACAGATGTAATTGGTGGTGGTCTTGCTACATCTGTTGAATATTTATTAACATCAAAGACAACTGATGTTACATCTGCATCTCGTGGTACAGCAATATCTGTAGATTCTACAAATTACACTGTTAGAGAAAATCTGCTTATAGATGATGGCAGTTTTACGACACTATTACTGAGCAAAGTATAATGGCAGATACAAGACGAGAGCTAATATTAGCAAGAATGAAAACTAACTTAGATGCTATTACTAATGCTACTGTTTACAGATCTAGAGTAGAACCATTAGCAAGAGGAGAAGCACCTGCAATAATTATCGAGCCGATAGATGATAATCCTACAGATACAAATTTTTTTGACAAGC